ACCAAAATATTTTGCGAAGCGTTATCCAATTACCAAATTTAAAAGCAAGAAAGATGGAAAGCCTTTTGATGTTTATGTGATACCAATAGACGATATAAAAGATTTTAATAATGAACGATTAAATAACGAGCCAAAAATAAAACCAATAGAAAGAGAATTAATTGACGCAGAGTTACGATACGCTTTAGCAGGTAATCCATTGTTAAAAGAAGTTATGGATATGTTTCCGGGTAGTCAATTATATGTAGAGGATCCCAAATGACAAACCCATTCCAACAAATAAAAGAAATTTCACATGACATTGGTAAATACTGCAAAGACTATAAAGAAAAACAATCACAACATAGATCTTTATTGCGTCAAAAAGATAGACTAATTTCTGCTTTGGCAATTCAATTTAGAGCCAGTGGAGATTCATTAGAATTGTGTAAATGGAAAGCAAAAGCCCATAAACAAATAGCTGAATTAGATAAAGCCATTGACGAAACTGACCTCGCTGAGGGACAAAACTTCGCTGAGTATGAAAAAGCTAAGTATTTCGCTGATTTATTTAGAACTGTGGAAGTCTCAGAACGAATAGAAAAACAGTATCTACGATAAAAATAATTAATAATATATGTTGACATATATATAAACATACATTAAAACTCTATTTATAATAATTAATCAATGGAGGTTGATATGAGTACAAGATGTAATGTTAAAATAAAAATGGGTAAAACTGTTGTGTGGTTTTATAGACACCATGACGGATATCCCAGTGAGACTGGTGCAGATCTTTATGGTAAGATTGCTGATTCTAAAAACTTTACTGACATGATACAGAACTTATTGAATGACGCTTGTTATGAGATAACTGATCAACAGCATGGCGACATAGAGTGGATGTACGAGTTTGATTGGGAAACTGAAACTAGAATAAAACATATTCAATGTGCAAATGTTGAAGCGGATCTGTACACCGCAATTGCTGATTCTGACAATAATGACAATATGATACTTGCAAAGAATGGCGATTTTTTTATTGGTAATGGCATTGAAGCAGTTGGTGGATATTGTAACTTTGTTTTAAATAGAACTTTAAGGGGTAACTAATGGAAACTTTACTTTGGTATTTTTTACTACCACTATTGGGCGTGTTGAGTGTTGCGTTGGTAGTGTTATATATAAAAATGTTTAAAGATGAATTTGGGGAGTTGTGATATGTTGACAAGTACAGAAGAATACAAAGTTTCAGAACGTAAGTGGTATTATAGAATTGATGAAAGCGAAGAATGGAACTTTGCAAGGTGGCATCGTTGGGCTAATGATGAACGGAAAGCATGGGGCGAACCTTTGCTTGACGATCTTGACGCTAGAACCAAATGGGATAATGAGATCTTTAATAACTTAACGGAGAAAGATTATGAATAAAATAGCTTTATTAGGATTGCTTCTAGTAGTTGGTTGTGCGAGTACACCAGTGATAGACAGTAGAGGTGGGAGTGGCAACATTGACCACAATGCAGAACGCCAACATGATGATCTATATACTTGCAAAGCGATTGCAGAAGATGAGACTAATGAATTAATTGAGATTGGCAAAAAGAGTTACAATTGGTTTATTAGACCCCAAGCGTTATGGCTATCTCCAAAGATGGTAGATAAAAAGAAAGAGATAATAGAAGCCTGTATGCATGGCAGAGGACATATGATTTTAACTTGGAAATAATATGAATACATTTATAAATATAATTACTATGATTGCTGTGTTGATGATAGTTTATATCCAATACAATTATTTACAGGCTGATTGGTGTTCAAGTGAGATAGATATATTGAGAACTCAATTGAGTGATATTTGGTATATGTACGATTTAGATATAGGAGTTGCCAATGAACCCCGATGATGAGTATGGTTGGTAATGACATCAAAAGATATGTTCGCAAGTGGGGTTTAAATTGTGATTTCTGTGGTAAAAGATTCAATGCAAAGACGCATGACTTTAAAGTTGGTGAATTTGATACCGTATTCTGTTATACTTGCCATGTTGAATCAATGGAAAAAAGAAACAAAAGAAAACAAGCAAAGATAATTGCGAATGCTCAAAGCAAATGGCTTGGGGATCAATTAGATGAGGGTGTCAAAAAAGAAATTGCTAAGTCGTTGAAATCTAATGAAAGAAAAATCAAAATAAATTGAATTAATTATTGACATATATGCTTTCATATATTATACTCTATGTATAAACAAGGAATAAATGACAATGAAATTTAAAAAAATAGAAACAGGCGAATATATTACAGCGAAACCATTAGCAAAAAATGTATATGGTTATGTTAGAAAAAATGAAAATGATTTTGGTAGCAACACAATTTGGGCTTGTGGATTATGTGAAAAAGATTTTACAATTATAGAATCAATAATGACAGAAGATACAAAAGCATTAGCGATAGAAACTTTGATTGAATATGCTGATTACAATATAAAAGGATTAACTAATATTTAATGAATAGATATTTCTGGAAAGTGAGTTGGTTTAAATTTTTTGTATTCTATTTCATGAAAGTCAAAAGCATAATGAGGATCTTGTTCAATGATACTCGTACTTTTGAAACTCTCCATTAATTTAGCGACATTTGGTAAAGACGGATAGATGTCATAGACTTCAAGTTGCATGAAGTTATCATTGATAGTTACTGTTACCTCAACTTTGATCCAATCGAACATGGTCATTTTTTCTTGAATATCTCGGCTCCCTTTAGTCCGTAGATACTAGCCACAATTGAAATAAATAACGTTTGATACCAAAAAGGTAGATTACCAAACTTGTCAAAAAATATATCTATCTTGTCTTGAATAGTTGGATCATCTGAGAATACTGACCATACAAGAAGTAAAATTGGCAAACTCACCAAAATCAGCACGAACTCGTCTTTCCATCCTTTGTCATTAGATTGTCGTATTTGGGCTTGATACTCAACTTCTCCATTAGCCATTTTTTGTGCGTGAAGCAATTCTGCGTCTGACATCAAAATCTTAGCTTTCTGTTTATTAGCAAATATTGACGCACCAGTTTTGAGTACAGTTGGGAGTATTGATAACCAAGGCATTATTTGATCCACCTATCTATAAGTTTCTTACCTGCATATAAAGTCATGATAAGAAGTACAATTAAAATAAAATCGAGAGTATTTGAGCCAGTATCAACTTCTACTTTACCATTATCAAAAGCTATTCTCTCATTACCTTTGATCTCAAGTGTAATTAATTCATTGGGCTGTATGTTTTCTTGGCTCATTTGATGTTTCTAATGACGCATGATAATTCAATACAGCGTTCTTTGGTTTGTTGATACCATTTTGAGTCCAACATTTCTTGACTTGCTCTAGTAAAATTACAGAGATCCAAGTTGAGCCACATTTGTTTAAATTTGCTGACACCAGTAGTCCCAAGTTGAAATACCATTTCCGTTATAATGCCCTTAATTATGTGCTTGTTTTGTTCTGATAGCCCATTGTACTCATTAGAGCCTAAATGTGCTTGAATAAGCGTATTTGCCCCATCTAAAGCGATTTTAAAGTCATGTTCAAAGGTACTTTCCAATTCCTCAACTGAATATTGGATATTTTCTTCAAAGTTATCAGTTTCTAGGATCAAATGACCCCAACCAATAGTGGCTTTTCCAAGGCTGTCTTTGTAGATGGTATCTCTAAACCCCTCATGGGCTTTTATGCGATCTTTAATATCTTTCATTTTATTTTATATGGATCCGTATTTAATCTTGGCGTTTTCTCAGGCTGTACGTCATTCCAAATATCCTCTATGTTTTTTGCAATATAAGTTATCGCACTACCCATATATGAATCTTTAGTCAAAGTATCTGCAATCTCTTTGATTGACCACCCACTTTGTAACAACAATGAATTAGATTTACCACTTGCTCTTAGTTCTCTACCCAGTGTACTTTCATCTGGCTTTACTCTTACCCATAAAGCAACTGGAGTTACACCAGTATTGGCAACATCAAAGTTTATATTAACGGAGACTGTCCTGTCTTCTATATTTAGTCTAACAGTTCTTGATTCCATTCTATTTGACATTTTAACTCTTGGGCTTTCCATGTTTCAATTGTTCTTTCTCTAACTCGCAGTAGTGTATAATTTTATCAAGATCTTCAATTCCATTTTTGTCCTCATATCGTAGGACATACTTAATCACTACACCTTGAAAAAAACTTAGTTTGTTTTTTGCTATGAATTCAAATGGCTGTATTACATATTTTTTAACGTAATGATTGCCACCTATTTGAACTTTAAAAGCACTCATGGCACTATCTTATTCCATCTTCCACCTTTATTCAATACCATTGGTAACAAATAAGGTAATCCCTCTACAATAATTCCTGTACCAATAATGGGTCTATCTTTAAATAGTTTGTTGTATTCATAAGCCAAACTATCTTTATCAATGAGACAACCTACTTGAAGCCCCCAATGTAAAGCGTTTGGATTACCCCAATATTGGATATTAAACTTCGTATGATAATGACCCTGTACGACATTCATTCCGTACTGCTGTCCTAATTTGAGTATGTTCGCAGTTTTACCATGACAAAAATAAACGTCTTGCCCATTACTGGCTTTCACAACTATATCCTCATGCCATTTCCAACCTTTGCCTACTTGTAGAAACTCATTGTATTCTTTGATAAACGCTTTGGGTAAACCATGCGTCAATGCTTTTCTAAAAATTAAACTACCATGATTACTATGTACCAAATCCATTTTAGGAAATAGGTCTTCTAGTTCATGAATAGTTTCCAATGATTTTTTAAGTTCATCACCTGCTGACGCAAGATCTGGGTTTGGGCTATGATAACTAATTGCGTGTCCATCTATCTCATCACCAATATTGATAATGCGTGTGGGTTTATATTTTTTCTTAATCGCTGTTAAGAAAGGGATCATATCTTGGTGGTGGTGTGGTATGTGTTGGTCAGAAATAACCAATATACATTTCTCCATTTTAACCTCCTTAGAGTGTTATAAGATCTATAAATGTTTTTACTGT